ATCATAGATTTACTATTTGTAGAAGTTACAACTTCACCTACTGAAAAATTTGTACCTGTTGTTAGAGTATCATAGTAAATATAACCACCCATAAATACCTTAGGTAAAGTTTTATATTCTGAACCAGCATTTGATATACTAATTTTTTTAATAGCACCGTCATCTTCTTTTGCTATGATATCTGTTGTTTCTACAAATTTACCGAATCGTAATTTTTCAGTTCTCAATGAATCTTCTAGTAATATACCTCTATTATCTAATATAATTTCTACATCTGAACTGTTTGCTGGAGCTGATGCAAATGTTATTTTAGTACCTGCTTGGTCTGTAGTAAATCCTGTTGTTCTTGCTATCTCTGAACCATTTACAAACACTTGTACTTTTCTAGGGTCAAATCCCATGATAACACCTGAGTTATCACGACCAGAGAATACTGTTGTTGACCCATCACCTGTGAAATGATGTATACCTGGTTCAGTAGCTGATTCTAATTCTATATTACCATCAGTTACATCTATGAATGCTTCTGAACCTGAACCTTCTGTTCCTGTATTGACAAACACAACTTGGTCATCTACAGAATATCCTGACCCAGCATCATCAATAACTATTTCTGTCACACCACCACGACCAATACTACCAATAACATTAATTGATTGTGTTGCTTCACCACCTTTTGGAGAGTTATAATTAAATGTATCTGATTCACTAAATAATGAACCAGAAGAAACCATTTCAGTATAAACACCACCACCCAATGTGATAGAATCTTGAGTACCTGTATAGTGAGGGAATAAATCTGTATTCTCGTCTATAACAACACCACCGTCTTCTGTTAAAAGAACACCAACACCTGTACCTGTCTCTAAACCAATTGGTCTCGCTTGAAACTTTTCACCACCTAGTGCGTGTTCAAATATTAATTCATCTCCATCTTCCATTAAAATTTTATCACCTGAATTGTCTTCATTGATAATATGAATTGGAGTAGCTGATTCTAACCTAATAACATCTTCTACATCACCTGCAGTTCCGTCTTCTATACCAACATAGACACTACTCTCTGTTGTAGAAATATCACTCATGACACCACGAACTGTAGCTTCTGCATCTATTCTTAGACCGTCTCTATCAGATAATACTACTGTATCACCTACATCAAATGAACCAACATATGGTAATATTAATTCTAACTCATAACCATTATCTGAATCATTTGTTCCTGATATACCTGAAGCATCATTTATATAAGCTGATGATACTTTAGTTGAACCTACGAATTTTTTTACTAGACCTCTTTTATATTTTGTTAAATCTTTTGTGCTGAACAGTCTCATGACTGTTGGTTCTGAAAATTCTGATTCAGAAGGTTTGATTACATTATCACCAGGAAAAACAACTTCTGCTTCTAGTCCATATAATATTCTGAATAAAAATTCGTATGATTCTTTTGTTCCTTTTGAAAGATATAAGTCTTGGACATGCTTTTGTAATAATCTTTTATTTGCTAAAACATCTCTATCAATAAACGGCATGAAGTCTCGTCTAAAGTATTCAAGAAAGTCTCCAGATGTTTTGTCAACATCAGCATATGATAATAAATTATTAGAAGCATGTAAAGGACTTGCAGTGAAAGCAGCTACTTTAGCTGTCATACCTGAAGTCTGACCTGTTATGGTCTCATTTATATCAAATTGTGTCTCTGAAAATTGTTCAATATAAAGGTTTGAACTATTGCCTATAACATCAACTCTTGCAAGTGCACCTGTAGTATTACCAACAACATATTCACCTTTTTCAAAAGATGTTTTTTGTACACCACCAGAATCAATGTCTATTTCATAATTAAATTTAGCAGAGGTTATTGAAGACGGAGCGTAAGTACCAGACTCTTGTAAAAGATTACCTCTTTCACCAGCATCATTAAATGCTTCTCCTGCTACTGTCCCGTCTTCTAAACCAATGTAATCAATATCAGCTGCATCTTTATAAACAAGTTGACCTTTCTCTAAAAATTCAAAGTAAGACTTTAAAAAAGAAATAAAGCGAGGTCCTTCTTCTTGATAATATTCAGGAAGAAGTTCCTCAACTTGGTCAGCTATTCTGTCGTAAAAGATAGGCATAAGATATTAATTAAGCTATAGCGCATCCTTGTTGTGCTAAACAAACCCATGTAGAGCCGTTGTAATAAAGGATAGCTGCATCACCAACTGCATCAAAAGTAATTGTTGTTCCATTAGCAAAAGCTGCTGGTGTTACAACTGAAGTTTGACCACTTGATGTCTCTACTTTAGTGTAAAGAATTTTAATTTGACCTGCAGTTCCTGCTGCTAAAGTCACAGCATTATTACCTGAGTTATCAGTATTTGTAGTAAACGCTGTCACTGCAGAAGTAACATTAGCTGCACCAGCACCTGTTAAAGATTGTTCTGCTTGTGCGAATGCTAAGAATGTTGGTAAGTAGTTAAGTAAATTAGCTACTGTTAACTTCTTATTTACAGGAGTTCCTGAAGGGTCATCAATTACATGCAATAGGTCTTCACCTGCTACACTTGTGCTTAAATCCGTAAGCGCGGTTATTTTTTTATCTGCCATTTTTAGTTCCTCTCTAATTAAGCATTAATTAAACCTTGTTACCAAGGGATTCTACTCCATGCATACACATGGACCATTATTTAAGAGTAACTAGATGAGGTTGTATACCCTACTCCAGCACTCGTTTCACCACTAGCAACAGTATCAGCTACACCTGTAACAGATATTTCTGAAGCTGTGATATCCAACAATTGGTTCCTAGATGATATTACATCATTTGAATCAGGAATAATTGTGAAATCAATAGATGTATCTGTATTAGATGTTGAACTATATGTCAACGAATTAATACTTACTACACCTGATGAATATGTTATAGTACCTGCTGTATTGTCAGCATATACTCTTGTTGAACCGTCTAGATAATATCTTCTAACATTACCTTTACCATCGTCATCAAAGAAATAATTATTAGTATCTCCTGAGATGAAAAAACCTGTTGATGTTAAAACACCACCACTATCCATATTGTGTCCTGAATGTGGATTGTATACAGCATTACCAAAATCTAATTTAAAATCTGATGCAGTTCCGTCTATTGTCGCTGTATGATTCTTTCTTAATTTAATATTTGTAATATTAGAAAGAATAGAAGTTTCAGTATTATCTATTTGTGATGTTAATTGTGAATGTCTAAACAAAGTATCAAAACCAGATAAATTATTATTATCGTATGATATAACAGCTGCATTCACTAATGTTTCTAAAGCTGATTTTGTTTGAGATGTTTTAGTTGGGTCGTATTTAAAATTAGTTGATATTAAAATTTGTAATATTTCAGCATCAATAACTTCTGGTCTTACAGTCAATACACTCAACTTGGATAATTTATTTTTTAAATCTGTTTTCTCTGCTGTAGTTAAATTGTTTGAAAATTGAGATGGTTTAAGTGAAACAAAAACTTTACCATATTGTATTGGGTCATTATCTTCACCACCCCATACAGCAATAGAATCAGCACCAGGATATAATTCTTGTAATTTAGCTTTGTAATCTTGAACTGTAACTAATCTGTTTTGTGAAGTGTAAAATTTTGAAGCTGAAAATTTAATTTGGTCTATTGATTCTTTTGACTTACCACCTGATGCACTTATGGTATTTGTAAATGATACACTTGAATTACCATTAATTGATGTTAACATTGAAAATGTTTTGGCACCATTAGCATGAACAGTATCAGTCACTAAATATGTTATTGAAATTAAATCACCATCTTTTGGTCTTGCACCTATTATACCATCTCCAAAATATATTTCAAATAATCCTACATCATTTTCTTGAATGTAATAAACATTTGATGATGAATTAATACCTGTTAAGTCGCCTGCTTTTGACCAAGTTGTGATTGTATCGTTTGATGTTATATTTATTTTTATTGTTGATGTATCAACATTTTGATTTAATAAAGAAAATCTTTGATTTGATATTTGACTATTATATCTATAAACATCTGTAGTTAATTTACCTTGAGCTACTTCTAAATTATTAAAAGTAAATGTACCAGCATCAGGAGTAATTGTTTTATTATCTAGAGCTATAAATGTAAATGGAGTCCCATCATAAACTGTTCTAAATTCGTGTCCTCTGTTTATTGTTAATGATGATGGTGTTGTCCCAGCAACTGTAGGTGAAGAAACTGTTAAATCAAAAGTTGCTCTTGCTGCTGTTCTTGAACTTGGTGTATATCCTAACTCTTTAGCTCTTGATACAACATTCTTTCTAATCTGTGCTGTATCTAAAAACATTTCTGATGCTACCATGTTAGCATTGAACGCTGAGGTATGAGCTGAATAAGCTAATACATCTAATAAGACAGCTAAATTAGAACCAGAAAAATCATAATCCTTTAAAGTGTCTTGACCTCTTAAGTATTCTTTTAGACTATTTGAAACTTCATCAAAATCTAAATCTGTTATATTAATATTTGAACTATTTACAGTTGCCATTTTATCTTACTCTCTCTACTATAACATCTAATTGATGTCTACCTTTGTTATTTACGATACCAAACAATAATGTAAGATTTAAACTAGTACCTTGTATACTTGCATTAATATCATCTACTATTACTCTAGGTTCAGCTTTTGTTATTGAATCAATTATTCTTCTTTTTATAACTTTAGTTTCATTTGAAGCTAACTCAAATAACATTGCTCTTATATTAGAACCGAAACTAGGTTTAAATGGTCTTTCATAATGATTAGTTTGTAAAATATTTCTTAAACTTCTCTTGATAGCGTTTAAATCATATTTTAACACTAAGTCATTTGATTCAGGATGTAAACTCATATTAATATCAATATCAGTAAACCATCTTCTTGATACTGTTGAACTTTGATTTTTTGTATTAAACTGTGCCATATAGTTATTTATGTCTGTTATATTATTTGTTTATCCATTAACCAATACCAACTAATGTTCTACCAGCTGATGAACCTGTAGGAATTGGATGTTTATGTGTTGCTAAGAAAGTTGCACCACTTTGAATTACAGGTGATTTTATAGCTGTACTTGTTAATAGTCCTGTAATATTCATAGCACCCGTATGATTTAAAACACCCGTTGTATTAATTATGGGTGAAGTAATATTTGTTACAGGTGATGTTAAATTTAAAGTTCCTGCTACTTGAGTTACATTTGTATTACCTGTAAGAGTTGTTATATTTGTTCCTAACGCTGATGTAATGTTTGTTGAACCACCTAAAGATTGAACTGTAGTACTTCCCATTGTTGTAATTTTAGCTGAACCACCAACAGATACATTTACAAGATTACTACCCAATACACCCGCAACAGCACTTAATGCTGCACTAGTGACAGCACTAGATACTTGTTCTGATACAACATCACCAAGTTTAGCACCCAATTCTTCACCAAGAATATCTGATGCAGCTTCTGTTACTGATTCTGTCACTTTTTCTGTCAACTCTGCTGTCAGTGCATCTACTGACCCAGTTGCTTCTGTTAAGATAGAATCTAATTTTTCTTTTACAGCTGTGACACCAACTTTATCTAATGTCTCATCTTCTAAATTTTTTAATTTTGATTCTACACTATCTATTGCATTGTTAACAGATATTTTCTTTTTACCTAATATAGATGCTAGATAACTAGGACCTTCTGAAGAATCTTTTAAAGATTCACTAATAACTTCTTGTGTTTCTGTAGATAAACCACCCGATTCTTCGGATAGTCTTTTAACAATACTATCTACACCTGAATTAGTTTCAGTATCAAATGATTTAACAGTTCCTGTAATTGTATTAAACGATAAATCATCTTTTACTGATTCTTCATCAGCTAATCTTCCAATAGCTGACTCTGTACTATTACCGATTACTTGGTCATTCCATCTTACTTTAAATTTTGTTGTTACTCCTAGAACTAAAGGACCATCTGTAAATTCTAATGACTCTATTTGTTCATCTGTAAATCCTTCACTTCTAAGTTTATCTTTAAAAGAATCTGTAAAATCATTATCTTCTGTTACAATATCTTTTATAGCATCTTTTGATAACTTTTCTGCACCACCGGCAGCTGCAATTGAATTTGCTATTATACTTTCACCAACCTCAATATCAACAGTACCTTGAATTTTAACTGTATCTTTTCCTAATATAAGTGTATACTTATCTTTAACTACTTTCTCTATAGATGTTCCGTCTTTGTCAATTTCAAACCTTGTTCCTTTTCTATGATACAAATGTATTCTTTCTTTATCTGGTGTATCATCTAATTCTATTACATGACCTGATTCTGTTTCTTGAACATGATTAAAAGGATATTTAGGTGCTACATAGTTTGTTCTATCTGGTTCACCTTTGACTGTATTGATTACAGGATAATATGATGTATCACCTTTAGCTAATAAATTTACATCTGAAGTTTTTTTATCAATGTAATCTTTTTTAGGATATGAAACACCTTTTGTTTCACCATCTCTCCTTGGAGATGTATCTAACGCTAAATCTAAACCATAATCTCTATTGATGTGTGCTGGATTGTCACCGTCTTCTGTTTCTTTATATGAATCTATAGTATCTAATCTTGGGTCATTAAAACCTGCTGTAGGAACTCTTTCGTGTTTAGTAAATGAACGCGTTCCTTTGTCATCTATAGTTTCATCTATTCTATAAAATGATTGAGGTAGTCCTACTAATGAACCTATTACAACTGGGTCTTGTTGGTCTAAACTGTCACGATAAAATCCCATAACTGTAGAACCTTCTACAAGACCATGAGTTGTTTTACCTAGTCCTGATAATGATGCTGATGTAGTTGGCATCATAACTTCTGACCATGGTAAATCAGGTGTAGCAATCATTTGTTTATCGTGAGTATGAGCTCCATATATTCTAATACGAACTCTGTTTAATGCAAGAGGGTCGTTTCTATCTTCAACGACACCTGTAAACCAAACCATTCCTTTTTTACCTTGATACATTAATACATTCCTCTTGTTAGAGGTCCACCAGGATTACCATATGAAGGTGTTGATGTTTCTAAATTAGTACTATAAGAATCTTTAATAACAGTAATATTACATTCACAAGCGAGTTGATTAAAAGTCCATTGTATGTCTGTTACTAAATGGTCGCCAGAATGAAATGGATTATCATATACTTCTTCTGCATTATCTTTTAGAGATATATCTGTCATAGGTATTTGTAAATTTATTACACTACCTACAGATATATCTGTTCTACAAGATATTAAACATCTCATTTCGTGATATTTTAATAGTTGAGATACAGACTGCCTCATTTGTTGTCCACCAAAATGAGCATTACCATGTACTGTATTAACATTACCTGATGAATCATTAACAAACTCACTTTGATTTAATAATAAATGAAAAGCGTCTGAATATGATGTAGCTGGTTTGTAAGTATTATATTCACCTTCAATAGGAACTTCTGCACCGATTTCTTCAGGTCCTTTACCACCAATATATAATTTTTCAGATTGAGTTCTAATTAATGGTTCAGTATCTATACTATTACTTTCATCTGAATAAAATCTTTCAGCGTAATTAAATGTTTTTTCTTGATAATATTTTCCGGTGTTGTTTATTGTAGTTAGTTTAGAAGCAAGTCCACCTTTTATAGTACTTTCTAATACATTTGCTGTGCTTTTCATATAGTAATCAATTAATCTTTTACCAACACCGATAGATTTTTTATCTTCATCTCTTTTTTCATCACCGTCTGGAGCTGTTTCATCACCAACAACACTTGAAAATATATAAGGGTCTTCATTTCTAAATTTCATCATATCTTTTAAAGAGTTGATTCTAAAACCACCATTTGCTGTTTGATAAAAAAAGAAACTATCAGCTACACCACTATTGTAGTCATTACTTTGAGCTTTACTACACAACCAATTTATTGTTTTATGTACAGTCCAATTAGGTATTACTACATGATGTTCCTCTTTTGATTTTTGTCTTCTTTCAAAAAACGGTATTATTGGTTGATATTTAACTTCTGGATTATTTTGTATACCTAAATAGTCTTCTGATATTTTAGCTGCTAAATCTAATACATTACCTTTATAAGCTTGACTTATTCTCATTCTTTTTGCGTCCATTAATTCAGGACTACAAAACTTACAATTAAATACTTGATTATTTTGGTCCAATCTATGAACATCATTTACTTTGTATATTCTAAAAACTTTATCAATTACTTCATCTTCAAAAACAGTTTCGTCTGGTGTTTGTGGTGGTTGACTAAATCTTATTCTTAATGATTCTTGTCCAGAAAATTTTATTTTTTCTAACATACCTGTACCATCATGAAAAGCTATTTCACCTGTTAGAAAATTTTCATAAATACTTTCATGAAGAATTACTTGTTGAAATACATTGATAACATCAAAGGCTTCACCTTCGTTATTAACAATCGTTAATATTTCTAAGTTAAAACTCGTATGGTCTTGAGCTCTTAATGTCATAATTTATTCTCTTAATAATGTTTTAAATTCTTGAATCACTTGGTCTACATAATCGCCTTCAATATATCTTATTAAAAATTTATCTTCATTAAGATTTAATTCATGTCTATAATTAGAGACAGCTGTATTACCTGTTGAATCTGTTGTTTTAAATCCATCAGAATTTAAGTAATGATTAACAGCATCTCTTTCATTTACTACAGATGAAATTGTAAAACTTTTATTTGATTCTTGTCCTGTTATTACACTATTATTTGTAAATGTTCCTGATACACTATTTAGTGTTATTCTATTAAAGGTTGGGTCAACATTTGTAACAAACCCAAACACACTATCTGATTGACTAACTTTTTCTCCTAATAAAAATTTACTAGATACTTCTGTTGTATGATTATATGAAACTATATCAGTTGAGTCTGATGCTGTAAGAGATTTACCTGAATATTTTCTATCAAGATATTTTTCAAATTGTCTTTGACCTTTTGGCCAATCATTTAAATCTTGTAAATTTTCATTTACTAAAAAGAACAACCAATATAAAGTAGCATCACCATAAAGTTTTGTTGCTACAGAATCAGGTCTTTCACCTTCTGTTATTCTGTAGTAAGAATAACCTGTAATACCTTCTTGTAAATAAGACCAAACTCCTACTTTACGAAAAAGGTCTTTTGCTTCAGAAAATTTACCATCACTTTTAAAGTCATAAGCTATTGTTGGTATATGTTTAAAAAATCCTGTACTCATTATTATTCCACCGGTTTTTGGTTTTCTTTTTCTTTTGCTTCAAGTAATCTTGCTGCTTCAGCTTCAGCTTCTGCTTCGGCATTTTCTATTTCTTCTATCATTTTATCTGTAATTTCAGAACCCTGTGCTGCTCTAGATTTTCTATCTGGATTTGCAGCTGAAACTTCATCATAGAATCTTTGTCTATGTAATGGTGTTGTTTCTGTAAATCCTAAAGACATTGTAAAAGCTTGTGGAGCTCCATCAATCGTGGGAGCATATCCTTGACCAGCTGTATAGTCAACATCACAACTAGTACAAACAGATGTCAAAGGAAAGTCAACCCAATTTTTTATAAGACCATCAAATTCAATAGCCCACTCATTAGGAAAAGTCCATATTTTAGAACCTGCACCTTCAACACCAGGTAACATGGACTTTTTGAAAGCACTTATTATTTGTAATAGTGTATTTGATTCTTGTGGGTTTTTTGGTCTAAGTGTAAATTGATAATTGAATGTTCTAAAAGGTACACCTGAAAATTTATTAAATTTCATAGGATTATTCATTTTACCTTGACCAAATTCTCTTAAATCATTACCAGGTAACATTTTTAAAAGAGCTTGTTTTACTTGTGCTTTATCAAAAACAGAGTTGTTCATTACATCATTATTTGTATTAAAGAGAGTTCCAATTAGTTGGTCTAACATACCAGCTTCAGATTCAGCATATGAAACTGCTAAATTATCAACAAGATTATCAGGTAGAGATAAAAATATATCATACAATTCTGTATCATCATCTGACATACTAGCAACACCATCAATGAATCTACCGTCTTTTGTTTTTGCTCTACCTGGTTTGTGTCTTCTTTCTAAAGACCTGAAATGAATATAATTAGGAAATGTATTTTTAGTACCATCTTCATTTGTATACATCTCAGGATATCTGAACAACTTATGTGTAGAAGGTTTTTCCTCTCCTTTTACTAACTTAGAAAGAGCATTATTTCTAGCAAGTCTATTCTCTTGTCTAGCTAACGCTACTTTATCACTAATTTCAGGTATGTTAGATGTACGAACACCTAAAGAACCTTGAATAAGAGTATCTAATCCGTCTGCAAGTCTTTGGTCAAAAAAGTTAGATATATTTTTTCCTGTACCAAAATTATTTCTAAAGTTTGAAACTTTGTCACCGATGTTTGATATATCACCATCTACTGAACCCACATAATTATTAATTCTACTCTGAAGTTTTTTGAAATTTTTTCCTGCCATTATAATTATCCTATTGTATTATAAATACTATATAGTTATTTATGTCTTATAAAGGAAAGTTTCGTCCAAAGAATCCAAATAAGTATAAAGGTAACCCTAGTAATATTATTTATCGTTCTTTATTAGAGCGAAGATTTATGACTTATCTAGACAACAATCCTTCTATACTTCAATGGCAATCTGAGGAAATAATAATACCATATGTCTCACCGGTAGATAATCGTGTGCACAGATACTTTCCAGACTTCTATATCAAGTACAGAACAACAAATGGAATGATAGTAGAAGAACTAATAGAAGTAAAACCTCACTCTCAATGTTCTCCGCCCAACCCAAAACGAAAACTTACTAAAACAGGTAGAACATCTAAACGATATCTTAAAGAAGTACAAACTTATATAGTCAATGATGCTAAATGGAACTCAGCTATGAAGTATTGTAAAGATAGAAAATGGAAATGGAGAATATTAACAGAAAAGGACATTAACATCTATTAAGTGATATAAATACTTTATTACATTATGAATTATATAATGTTTAATACAAAATAATATAGGAGAAATATATGAATAAATTATTAGTATTATTAGCAGGTGTGTTTCTAAGCATCCCTGGATTTGCAATGACTGGCTCATATGGTGTGAGTTCTGATTATATGTGGAGAGGTGTATCACAAACTGATGGTAACCCTTCAATATGGGCATGTCTAGACCAAAACATAGGAAAAGGTTTTTATGTTGGTGGTTGTGCAATGAATGTTGATTTTAATGATGACGCAAAGGTTGAAACAGACCTTTATGGTGGATATAGTGTTGTTAAGGATAAATTTAATATGAATTTAGGTTATGCAGCTTATAGGTATGATGACAGTGCTAAAAACTTTGAAGAAAAGTATGTGTCTGTAGGATATGGTCCAATTAAAGTTGGTAAGTTCTATGGTCAAGATTTAGCACCTGATTATGAATGGGTAGATTTAAACCTTCCTTTTCTTAATTTTGCTGATGTAACATTACACTATGGAGACTATGATGGTGTTTTAGATAAAAGTGTAAACATAGAATATTCATTATCAGATTCAATGAGCATTGGAGTATTAGTCCAAAGTGATATAAGAGATAGTGATGTTGACTTAGGTGATGCAGTATCATTACACTTTACAACAAAATTTTAGGATAACAAATGGCTGGGAGACTATTTGATAAATTAGAACAAGAAGCGTTCAGAGCTGGAATACAAGCTAGAACAAAAGCTTCAATGAATTGGTTTCAAGACCAAGTTAGTACTATGTCGGTCTCCCGACCAGCTTTAATTAAAGACGGACCAACTAGAGTTCGTAAAATATTTGGGATGATGTATAATTTTCAATACGACCCAAAGAATAAAAAGACATTACCATACTATGATAGATTCCCTTTAGTGATACCGGTTCAACCAGCTAAAGGTGGGTTTCATGGTATGAATTTACATTATATAGCTCCGAATTGGAGAGCTCAATTTTTAGATGCTTTACTTGATATAACAAATAATAATCAATTTGATACATCAACTAAATTCAGATTAACTTATAAATTGATGCAAGGAGCTAAAAAATATAGATTTTACAAACCGTGTTTTAAACATTATTTATCAGAACATATAAAAACTAAATTATTGTTAATAGAACCACAGGATTGGGAGATAGCTATATTTTTACCAACAGAACAATTTATCAGAAAGAGTAAAGCAACAGTATGGAAAGAAAGTAGGAAGATGTTTCAATGAGTTTTAATATAAACAGATTTATGGGTAATATTGATAATATGACCCGTACAAATAATTTTAATGTTCACATATCAGGACCAATAGGTCTTGCAGATGGGTCTTTGAGTTCTAGAGGTATTAGATGTACTAATATATCAATACCTGGTAGAAGTTTTATAACAACACCTCATAGTGAATATCATGGTGGTCCAAAAGCTAATAGAGTTAGTGGTATAGATTATGAAGGTGGTCTAGTTCAAATGACTTTTGTATGTGATACTACTTTTGAAGATAAACAAAAAATAGAATTATGGCAACAATATATTTTTGATGATGCGTATTATTATAGATACTATGATGATTATATAGGTGAAATTGAGATAGAACAACTAGCAGCAGATGGTACAGTAATATATTCAGTTAAATTACAAGAAGCGTACCCTCAAGCGATAGCAGCACAAACTCTAGATGCAGGAAGTACAGGTATACAAACATTTACTTGTTCATTTGCATTTAGAAGATGGAGTTCAGCTTTTGAAAATACACCACAAGGTTTACTTGGTAGTCTATTCAATAAGTTTAGTAGAAAACTTAATTCTAAAATAGATAGAAAACTTGATAAAGTCACCAATAAACTTACTACTAAATTATCAGATAAAATTGACGATATATTTTAAATATAAATAATTACATAATATAATGAGGAATAAATTATGAGCTTACCAACAATAGAAACCCCTATGTATACAACTTCATTACCAATTAGTGGTGATGAAATTAGATACAGACCTTTTTTAGTGGGTGAACAAAAGGCATTGCTAATAGCACAAGAAGGTGATGACCAAGAAAATAAACTAAAAGAAATTTTTAGACTTGTAGAATCTTGTACAGAAAATGTTAATGTTCAAACTTTACATCAAACTGATTTAGAATTTTTATTTATAAAACTTCGTATAGTATCAGTTGGTGAAACTACAGATATAGGATTACAATGTGAAAATTGTGAAGAAGAAAACCATGTATCTATTGACTATGAAAAATACGAATTATTACCACCTAAAAAAGTAGTAAATAAAATTCAAAAACTTACTGATACAATCTCTATTGAATTAAGATTACCTTCTCTTAATGAATTAGCATCAATAAACAAAAAATTTAATATAGAAGATGGTGATGATGAAGATATGGAAAATCCTGAAGTCATGTTTGCTATATTAAATAGAATGGTTGATAAAATTATCAATGGTGATGAAGTTATGACTAGAGATGATTTTACTAGTGAAGAACTAGATAAGTTTTTAGAAGGTATGACTTTAGATATGTTAGAAAATATATTAGCATATGTTCAACATCAACCTAAAATGGTTGTACCAGCTGAATATAAATGTACTAAATGTGAACATGAGAACAAAATATTAATTGAGGGTATCGAAAATTTTTTCGTATAGGCCTCTCCCATGAAACTTTATATAATTACACAAATACTAATTTCTATCTACTTCAAGAACATAAATACTCTATGTATGATATAGATAGAATGATACCTTGGGAGAGGGAAGTTTTCATTCAACTGTTGATAAAACATTTAAGAGAAAAAGAAAAACACGAAAAAGCCCAAATGGCTAAATATCGTAAATAAAGAGGTAAATAAAAATGGCAGACGAAAGATTTAGTGGCGATATGTCACGAAACGAAGTGGAGATGGACTTATCAAAGTTTATGGAAATGATTCAAGAGAATGGTGCCCTTAAAGATGAGATAAGAGATTTAAAAGCAAACGATACAGTTAACCCTTGGCAAAAATGGGTTCACTTAGCTAGAACAGTTGATGCATGGAGAATATGGCCAAGAGCATTTTTAAGTGTTTACATATTTTTAATCTATTGGGTAGTTATGTGGTTCCTAGATTTACCTGACCCTTCAATGGAACAATCAGGTCTTATTAGTATTCTAGTTGGTGCAGGAGCAGCATGGTTTGGTTTATATGTTAACAGTGCAGCTAAAGAACACGACACAAACGCAAAGAAATAATATCTAAATGGTTGAAGAAACAGGTAATAATAATCCTATAGTCAATGCCACGAAAGCACTCGCTACTCATGTGGATAAAGTTGGTGAAAAAATTCAATCATTAATAGACCATGAAAAAACAGATGACTTAAAAAAAGAAAGAACAGATAATAAAGAAGCTGAAAAAGAAGTTAAAAGAGACCAATATAATAGAAGACTACAAGGAGCAGAAGTTCAATTAACTAGAGATGCAGCTATTGTTGCTAGAAATAGTGATAAACAAATAACAAAACTAGTAAAAACTACACCAGGGGAAGGTAAAGGAAAACTTGCTGGTGAAGAAAAACAAGAAAAAACTATATCTGTTTTAGAAAGATTAAGACAAACTAATAAAGAATTTATAGAAATAGCTGCAGCAGGGTTTGAAGAATCAATAAGTGTTTTTAGAGAAAGAGTCAAACAAGCTTTTGATAATAATTCAGGTCTTAGTAATTTCATGGATGCTGTTAAAGGTGACTTCTCTATTATGTTAGGTTCTTTAAACGCTCTTCAACAAGTCCCAGGATTTAATATACTCAAAACAGCACTATTTACTGTAGGTGGTTTCATTTTTAATAGGATTGGCTCGTTAATAAAGTTCTTGAAGAATGACAGTAAGTTATCTAGAAAAGAAGAAAAAAAATTGGGAGCAGCTAAAAGAAGGCTTGAGAAAAAAGGGTTAACTTATGATGGTAAGACTATTCTAGACAAAGATGGCAACATTATGTCTAGAAAGAAAATTGGTTTTAGAAATAAACAAGCTCTTAAGACGATTGATAAAAGTAAACGAATCGAAGGTGGAAGAAGGAGAGGTTCATTTAGAAAAGGTATGACTAAAATAGTCAGTAAAATTGGGAGCCTTTTTAGAAAATTATACTTGAGATTAATGACCTTCATGATACTAATGGGTGCGAAAGCTCTTTTGATAATTGCAGGTCTAGTTGCTATAGCTGCAGCTGCATATTTGATTTATAATAATTGGAATAAATTAATGGAGTACCTTGGCTTTGCTGCTAAGAATGAACTTGATAGAAAAGAAATTCAAGGTGAAGTAGTAGACGAAAAAACAGGAATAAAAACAGGTGGTATTCAAACTCAAGAAACTTTCTTTGGTAGAAATAAAGTTAAAGGTGAAGATGGTGTAAAGAGAGATACCGAAGAATTAGGTTTCAATAAAAACTTTTTCGGTCTTTCAAGTATTAATGAAGATTGGCTTAAAGATAATGCAACCACTTCTCAGTTATTAGCTTTATTAAGAGAAGAAGGTGATGATATAAGTTTAAAAGATAGAAGAGCTATTGAGAGTATTGTAAAAGAAAGATTAGATAAAGGAAAGGGTGTTGGTGGTAGAGTATTAGAAGGTGAGGAATTAAAATCATTAGTAGCACAAAGGAACGCTTTTAATCAAGCTCAACAAGAATTATTTCAAGCTCAATATGAAAACCGGTCAAGTTTTGTGAATTTTGATGCCGACCCAAGATATGCAAATCCTGATGCAGCTATAGGTTATGGAAATAGTTTACAAAATATGAATTACTACAATAATCAAATCATTGCAGCTAATAGTGGTATTACTAGTCAAAATGGTACAGACCAGAACACTAAAGTCTTTGATACCACAAATTAA